AGATTGGAGCAGAAAGGATATTGGGTCCGTGGAGTCGATCTTAAACATCCCGAATTTTCTTTTTCATCCGCTGATGAGTTTATTATCAGGGATTTGCGGGATCATTATGTTTATAAGGAAATATTAAACAGATCATTCGATGAAGTATATCAGTTAGCAGCAGATATGGGTGGTGCAGGATATGTATTTACAGGGGATCATGATTTTGACATTATGAGTAATTCGGCTTCTATTAATATTAATGTAGCAAAACAGATAAAAGAAAAAGGGACGAAATTGTTCTTTTCCAGCTCTGCCTGTATATACCCGGAGTTTAATCAGGTTGATCCTGATAATCCGGATTGTATGGAAGAGCATGCATATCCGGCCCAACCGGATAGTGAGTATGGCTGGGAAAAGATTTTCAGTGAACGATTATACTTGGCTTGTCAAAGGAATTATGGATTAGATGTACGCATAGCAAGGCTTCATAATATATTTGGGCCTAACGGCACTTGGGAAGGTGGCAGGGAAAAGGCTCCTGCAGCATTATGCCGGAAGGTGGCTGAGGTAAAGGATGGCGGAGTAATTGATATTTGGGGCGATGGAGAGCAAACCAGGTCATTTTTATATATAGATGAATGCCTTGATGGAATGGAAAGGCTTATGGATAGTGGAGTTTCTTTTGAACCGATGAATTTGGGATCAGAAGAGATGGTGACAATTAACCAATTGGCAGAGATGATTATTATGATATCCGGAAAAAAAGTATCTATAAATCATATAGAAGGACCATTAGGAGTGAGAGGCAGAAATTCAAATAATAAACTTATTCATAAAAATCTCGGGTGGCAGCCGGATTATCCTTTATTGAAAGGTATTGAACAGACTTACAGGTGGATTAATGATCAGGTACATAAATGAGTGATCAGAGATATACGATATTATTAGTATTGAAAAACGGAAGAGGTTTTGGTTTCCGGGATGTGGAATTAATTGCCAGGCATATCAATGGGAAGTGGCAATCTGATAACCGTCCCCGTATTATTTGCCTTTGGGATAAGGCTTCTGAGCATTATGACCTGGGGAATATCGAATTGATTCCACTAAGAAACAGGTGGCAGGGTACTTGGTCAAGGATGCAGTTATACAGTCCGGAGATGGAACAGTACAGGCCGTTCTTGTATGTGGATCTGGATACAGCAGTCATTCGGTCGTTGGAAAATATTTTTAATCTGGTTAAGGATCCTGCCCGGTTTATCACCTTGGAAGATTTCTATCAAAAAAGACAATTGGCAACGGCCCTGGTCTGGATGCCGGCCGGGTCGGATAAGATCAGTAATATATGGAAAGAGTGGCTGAAAACAAGAGTTAAAGGAAAGAGGATGGATTTATTTTTACGTAAGGTTGTCACTCCGGATGCTTTCTGGCAGGATTTAACAAATACTATCTACGATTTCAAGCCAAGTAAAAAAGATAAGTTAACCGAAGTGCCAAAAAATGCTGATTTGATTTGCTTTCATGGCAGGCCCCGCATATTTGATGCTCAGGATATAACCTGGGTCAGGGAATACGTTTGTAAGGCATTTACAAGCCCTGTAAACAACGATAATCAGGTTACTGTTATAATACCCTACAATAAGGACAGGGGCTGGCTAAACGAAGCTATCCGCAGTGTGCCGAAAGATGTTCAGCTCATCCTTAGTAAAGGAAATGGGGGATGGCCGGAAAACTTTAATAAGGTCCTTCCCCAAGCGGAAGGTAAATACATAAAATATCTTCATGAAGATGATATGCTGACTGAGAATTGTATCAGGGATTCTGTCAGGGCAATACAGGAACAAGAGGTGGATTTCATACATGGGAATGCTATTGAGATATATCAGCAGAACCATGACAGAAAGTTTGTTAAAAGACCTGCAATAAAACGTCCTGCATTACAGGATCTATTGAGAAAGAATGTTATCCATAGTGCTACAACGATGTACCGGCGGGAGATATTTGAAAAGATAGGCGGTTTTAATGAGACATTGAATACCCAGGAGGAATATGAATTTAACCTGCGATGCCTAAAAGCTGGATTTAAAATAGGGTATTGTGATTCTTCTCTTGCTTTTTACAGGCGGCATCCCGCACAGAAGGTAAGAGTAGTAAATAAAACGGAAAAACTAAAGGAAAAACAATTGGTCAATAGTATGTATAATGATTGAACAGATGCCCATATTAATAACCGGAGTGCCCAGATCGGGGGCTTCAATGATTGGGGGAGCGATCAATATGTGTGGGGCTTTCGGAGGGAAGATGTCGAAGCGTGGGATGTTTGAAAATGAGATGATCCTGGAAGAGATTGTTAAACCTTATTTTAATGATATTGGAGCCGATCCATCAGGTCAGTATCCTTTACCGGTTATAGATAATATATCCATTCCTGTGAGCTGGCGAAGGAGAGTGGAACAGATAATAATTGATGAAGGATATCAAAAAGACCGATGGATGTATAAGGATTTCAGGCTGAGTTTGATATGGCCGGTGTGGAATTTTGCTTTCCCGAATGCTAAATGGATCATTGTGCGCCGCAGGACGGGAGATATAGTGCAGTCTTGTTTGAAAACCGGATTTATGGAGGCTTTTGATTCTAAAGCCAATCAGAAAGCTGTTGAAGTGGATACCGAACAAGATGGCTGGTTATGGTGTGTGCATCAATATGAAAAACGATTTGTCGAGATGATTGAAGCAGGGCTAAACTGTAAAGTAATTTGGCCGGATCGTATGGTGCATGGAGATTACGGGCAGATGTATGAAACATTAGAATGGGTAGGCCTGGAGTGGAAGAGTGAAGTATTGGATTTTATTGATGGTAAACTATGGCATACACGTCACAAACAAACTAAGACTATAAAATAATAAGGAGGACTAATAATGGCAAACAGAGCAGATTCGGTAGATGTTTTGCAGATACTTGAAGGATGTACAGTATCGGCTACCGTAGTCGATGCATATATCACAACGGCCAATGCCGTAGTTACAGATGTGTTGGGCGATGATACATATTTGAGTAGTGACCTGAAAACAGCTATAGAGCAATGGCTGGCGGCTCATATGATTGCCAGTACACTGTGGCGAACTACAGCAAAGGAAAAAATTGGTGAAGTATCGGTTGAATATACCGGTAATTGGTCTGAGGGATTAAACAGTACACCCTATGGGCAGATGGTCCTGTCATTAGATACTACGGGCAAGATGGCTGCGCTGGGTAAGCGGGTTGTTAAAATCCTTGCAATAACGAGTTTTGAATAATGGGAATTGAAGCATTTATAACGCGGGCCTGCAAACAAAAATGCGTTTATTGGGGAGAACCTATACCTGATGGTTATGGCGGGAGGACATTTGATTCAACATATCCGGAGGAGATCAGCTGTCGCTGGGAGGCGCGGACCCAGGTTATAAGTGATGGAAAGGGTAATGAGATTGTATCACGTGCCCGGGTGTATGTGACAGAGGATGTGGAAGAGGAAGGTTGGTTGTTTCTAGGCACGCTGGATGATCTGGATAGTTACGAGGAGGCTGACCCGATGGAGGCGAGTGGAGCATATAAGATAAAACGGTTTGATAAAACACCGACAATACGTGGTGATGATTTTATAAGGATAGCATATTTATAATGATAGTAAAAGGGACTCCAAAATCGATAAAGCCGCATACAGGTCTGAAAGGAATGGATATTGTTTTGAGGAATCTTAACAAGGAAATCCAAGCCATAGAAGGGCGTAGTATGAAGGGATTAATTGGAGGAGCCATTATAATTAGAGAGGATATGGATAAAACCCCTCCATTGATTCCTGTTGATACTGGTAATTTGAGAGGTTCATGGACTACTTGGCCTTATCGTGAGGGAAAGATTTTTGGTTTGATTATTGGCTTTACTGCTAATTATGCAGCATTTGTCCATGAGATGATCGGACCTTGGGAACCAGGATGGAGATATGGTCCGGGAAAAGGAAGAAAGAGGTGGTATATTCCACGACCTGATGCTGCTCCTAAATTCTTTGAAGCATCTATGAAACGTAATAAAGACAATGTTTTGGAAGAAATCGCAGATAATGCACAAATCAAATGAATGCAAGTAGTATTGATATCGTGGAAATGTTAGAAGCGGAAAGTTCATTGGGATTGACTTTTGGAACGGATTTGTTTATCGGCAAAGAACTATCAAAGCCGGATAATTGTGTGACTATATTTGATACACCCGGTTTCTCGCCACTTTTAACTTTAGATGGAGGAGATTATTACTATCCATCCATCCAGATAAGGGTCCGTAACAATGATTACCGTACAGGATGGGATTTGATACATGATATAAGGGTTTCACTTCATGGTCGGTCACATGAGACATGGAATGGAACATTATATACTGTCATTTATTGCTCCAGTGGACCAGCTTTTCTGGATTGGGACGAGAATGACAGGGCGAGATTCGTTATAAACTTTGATATGCAGCGCAGATAAATTGAATGTTTAATTTAATAAGAAAAGGAGGTAAATTATGGCTACAGAAGCAACAGCAGGAATAGGAACATCTTTCCGAAGATGGGATGGAGCCAATTGGGTTCACATCGCCGAAATCAT